AAAGCATTTGCAGCGATGTTAAATGATCCTAATTCTAAAGATAGAATAGATTATATCGTCAGTCAGCTAAGCAGAGTTTAAGCCAATTTTTCACCATCGTGTATAAATAATAGTAGCGTAATGATAACGCAAATTTTGGAGAAATAAAATGGCAGATTTTTATCGTGTAAATGGTAGTGCTGGTGCAGTTGGTGATGGTAAGGGCTTTATTAGCACTGCTATCGGTGCTAGCTTTATTGGAAAATACCCTGTAGCACTTGCAGGTTATATTGCAAACACTAGTGGTACAGCACAGGATATCCGTACTGAGTCAGTCGTAAACCTAGCTATCCCAGCAATCATCAATGCTCTTGAAAGCAACGTAACTGTTCTTGCTTACCAAGTTGAAGCAGGTTCTGGTGGTAACATCAGTCTACTTCTTGAAGGTGCTGCAGGTCTTGCATCAACTGATGCTGGTATTGCTACTATCGTTCAGAACACTGTTCGTAGTCTAACTGCTGCTGGTAACAACAGCGTTGATTGCAGTGGTTCAGTATTCGTAAACCGTGGTTTCAAGCTAAGCTACGTTTAATATATAACTTATATATTATAAAGTTTAAGGGCGGGAAACCGCCCTTTTTCTTTGCCTAAAATCCTTAAAAATAAGTAAAACTATGTTAAGATGTTTTTGTTTAGTTGATATAACGCACAATGGTAGTGGCGACCTTGCCAAAAAACAGTTGAAAAATTGGCATACACTATTACAAACTCTTTGTATAAGAACAGGCGTAATCATCAATAATCATCCAATTTGTGTATATAGAAATATTAATGGATTAGATTTTGGTGAATGTTTTAGTGGCTTTCACAATGTGTGGATAGTTGATTTTGAACTAGAAGATTACAGTAAAATATCAAATGAAATTGACTCGCTATATTATTTAAAGTTTGATATTAATGGTGTTCCTATCATAGGAAACCTTGAAAATACGGCAATATTTGATAAAAATTGTTTCTTTGACGGCGGAAAGCATCGAAATATATGCTTTTTATCTTTGTAATGTATATTATAAATATTATTACTGCAGGGAGATCGTCATGACGGTACATAATATTGAGAGAACAAGTCTAGAAGCTCATGTCGATCTGTGTGCAGAGAGATATGAAAACATGCAAGGAAAAATTGAAACTATGGAAACAAGACTACAAAAAGTCGAAACCATAGTCAGCGAAATTAAAACTCTATTAATTGAAAAAGAAACATTGGCTTATAAAAAACTCGTTGGCTTAGGAATTGGCATAATCGGCTCACTATTAACAGCATTGTTGGGATTAATAATTTATATTGTAACCCATCAAACACTAGCAACTTCAATCGCAGCAACTGTCAAATCAACAATAAATTGATTTTAACATCTTCATATGCTAAATTAGCAGTATGAAGAAAAAACCCACACAATTTAGTAAAATTCAACAATTCGTTACAGAGCAATACAATCAACTCTCTAAAACTGGAGCGGTGATTGTAAACCCTGTTGCGTCTGGTTATCGTGTAAATGAAGTAAACGTTAAGGCAGTTGCAGAAGGATGGCAAGTTGTCAATGGAAGTATCGTGGTCGCAACAATGCGACAACGTAGGCTAGCCATCCTAACTGCTGCTCTTATCACCAAAAAAAGATTTAAAAACCTAAATGAGATAATCCTCATTGATAGACTACTAGATGTATATCTAGAAGATAAAAATATGTTTTCTATACGGATAAAAATGAATCCAGATAGAGATTTATACAAGGATAGGCTCAGTAAAGCTGAAAATGAGATACTTTTGCTAGAAGAACAAATAAGGGAATTAGAAAAAACTGTCTCACTGCAATAAATACATACAAATAATAAGGACAACATTATGTTTGTTAAAGACATGGGACACGTATCAGCAGCAGAACTAAATCAGCAATTGAATAAAGTTTATCGCTGGGAATTAAACCTTAAGCAGATTAGCGAAAGCGATGCTGCAAATATGATTAAGACTCTACATAGCAAAATGACTAACATCAAGTCTAGTGGTGGTGCTCATCGTGCGGAACGTAACCCAGAATACATGGAAGCAGTAATGGTGTCCCGTGTTTTAGAATCATGGAAAAATGAAATGGCACATAATCGTCGTATAATTGCTGAGCACTATCGTGCTATTGATGAATACTGCACACAAACTCTTACAGAACGTGAGCTTACTGATAAAGAAATGAGTAAGCGTGAACATTTTGCAAAGGCACTAAAGAGCAAAAAAGGTGACTTCAAGAAGCGTTATGGAAAACGTGGTGAAGAAGTCATGTATGCCACTGCTACTAAGATGGCAAAAAATGAAAGCTATCAGCTTCCGCCAGCACTGCCACACTGGTTACTAGAAGGTGAAATTGAACAGGCACGTGTTACTATGGCTGCTCGTGATCTTGCAGACAGTGTTCAAGACCTAGTTGAAAAGATTGGTAAGATGCAGAATGAGCAACTGCCAGCAATCGTTAGTGCAATGAAAGATGAAATGAGTATGGAACAGGCAGAACAGTTTAATCAGACTGTTAGTGCTGCTCTTACTACACTTATTCAAGCTGCCAACGGTGCACGTGATACACTTGACAATGCTAGCCGTAATAACTACGGTGGTGAGCAACAGATGGGTGAACCACAGCCTGGACAAGAAATGGCTGCACCTGCACCAGAGGCTCCACAGGGTGGCGAAGCAGGTATGCCTCCACGTGAACAGGAAAGTGAATTAGATACTGCTGATGTTGCAGCAGGTGGACAGGCGGAACTCGGTAGAGGTCGCCGTTAATATTATGAAAATATACGAAGTGGCACCAGATTTTACAGGTAATGAAGCATCAACGCTTATGACTATTCTGCAATATCTGGTGTCTAAAACAAAGCCAGGAACCAAGATTCCAATGGCAAACATTAGTCGCTTGATGAATAATGCTGGATTTAATTTTTCATATCAAAATCTTGAAGAACTAATGAAAGTAAATCCAGGCCTTGCAAATATGATTGGTGATTTTAATGCCGATAGTGTTACTATTGGTGATGACAGTGTCGCCGACGATGAATCATACGATTCACCTAGCACTAAAGACAAAGATGCAGCAATTGTAGATAAAATGGCAGCATCAGCCGCTAAAGCTGGCTCCAAACTTTAAAATAAATATCTGATGCGAGCCACAGAGTTTATTTCAGAAACAATTGACATTACACAGAATGTAACGGGTCACCACGGTGGGCAAACTGATATTCAATTAGTTGCCAGAACCGAAAACGGTGTGGCTGGTTATCTAGATTATAGTGTATGGAATGGACAGGTCCAGATTGGCATGATTCATGTTCACCAAAAACGTAGTGGTGTCGGCACTGCACTTGTTAAAGCGTTGCAAAAGATGTATCCAACAACTGAGATAGATTGGGGCATGACTACGCCAGAGGGAACACAACTATACAAGTCGCTAGAGTTTGAAGATATTCCAAATAATAGTGTTATTCGTAAAATGAAACGGTTGGAATCACTTAAGGCAAAGAATGCCCATTATGAAGAATTAGGAAAAACGTGGGAAGCCAGTAATAAAACTGAGCAAGACCGTAGAGCATACCTTGATGCTACCGCAGATTGGAATGACCTATACGACGAGATGCATGACCTTGAGCGTGACCTGCATGGTGAAAAACCTTATCGTAGACTGATTAAAACCGACTAAATATCATATGCGTATCGGTGACTTAGAAGAATTAGTAACATTTCACGACCAGCTTAACCCAGATATATGGGAAGAAGGCGGTTTGATGAAGCCAGAGGTTCGTCTGGCATTATTTCGTATTGCAAAAGCCTTTGTAAAGTTTATAAATGTTCCTGATTTACGCTTGACAGACATTACAATTAGTGGTAGTAATGCTGCATACAATTACACAAGGCACAGTGACATTGACCTGCACCTTATAGCTGACGCAAGTGGACCGTGCGAGGTTGATTTAAAGGAACTTTTCCTAGCTAAAAAAGGTTTGTTCAATGACCAACATGATATTCTTATCTATGGACACGAGGTAGAAGTTTATGTCCAACTCAATACTGATCCTCACATTAGTAATGGCATTTTTAGTCTTTATAATAATCGTTGGATAAAAGAACCTGAACAGAACGTTGCTAAACCAGATGTTACAAACGTTGAAGAAAAGTTTAAACAATTGAAGCATGATATTGATCAAGGTGTTAAAAGTAATGACGCAGCGACCATAGATAAGCTACGTGATAAGATAAAGAAGATGCGTCAATCTGGGCTAGAACGTACTGGTGAAATGAGTCCAGAAAATCTTGCATTTAAATTGTTGCGAAATATGGGTGATATAGAGAAGTTATGGGATGCTGGACAAGCTGCACATGACCGTGAATTAAGTTTAGAAGAAGGCAATGCCTTTAGTGGTGCACTAGCTGCTGCTCGTGCTAGTGGTGCGAGTGAGTTTACTGTTGACGGCAAAGTTTATAAAGTTAAGAAATCAAGAAAGAAAGCTGTGAAAGAAGATAACGACGCAGAGCATCGTGCGGCACTAGAAAAAACAGGTTTCTGGGGCAAGCAAGGCGCTGGTTGTATATTCGTAGCCAAGGATAGTGGCAAGTTCTGTATTGCACATCGTAGTGGCTCAGTAGAACAACCTAATACTTGGGGAACATGGGGTGGTGCTATAGATAGTGGCGAAGACCCAGAGAGTGCTGCTGCACGTGAAGTTCGTGAAGAAGCTGGGTGGAACGGTAAGTTTAATCTACTTCCTATGTTTGTATTCTCACATCACAGTGGATTCCGTTATAGTAACTTTTTAGCCGTCGTAGAAACAGAGTTTACCCCACAGCTAAATTGGGAATCACAGGGTTTTACGTGGGTTGAATATGGCGATTGGCCGCAGCCTCTACATCCAGGACTAGCTGCACTGCTAAATGATCCCGCAAGTCAAAAAACAATGTTACACTTCGCAAAGCACGATACCGATAAATAATTGCGGAGAATACTAAAAATGTTTACAGCAGCAACCGCACGTTCACAAGGTATAACAACTTCTGTTACTGAAACAGAAATTGCGCTATTAAATCTTAATATTATAAAATCACTTTCTGCTGGAAATCTTACCACTACACTGTCTAGTAACACTGTAACTACTGTTAGTAATACTACGGTAACGGGTTCTCCGATGACTTCTGACATTAATTACTATTTTTCTTGGACAGGAGCTACTGCAAATAATCTTGCAACTGCACAGATGCAAACAGTAATGGATAATTTTACTAAACTTGGTTATACGATATCACGCCAAAGTTATGATGGTCAACACATTTATTGGCAGGTTTCTTGGTAATGACCAAAGTTGTTGATGAAGCAAATGTCATTGGCAGTGCTGTTAGATTAGACGAAATCCCTCCAAAGTTTAGACAGTTACCATTCCTTGGTCGTGGAGCAACCACACTTGCATTTGCCAAGGATGAAAACACTGTTTATATCTTCACACGTGATTCTATCAAAATGGATTGGCTAAGTCATGGATTGCACATGGTAAGTCACAGTGAAATAGTAAACCCAGTTCGCACACATCATATGCGTGGTATGCGAGATGTTCCGCTATATCTTGTAGAAATGCCAAGATTATATCCACTTAGTCCACAAAATCGTAGTATCATTGCAAAAGAGGTTAAAGAGTTTGCAAGCACAGTTCGTATATTCAACTTAAATTATTCTACTGGAAAATATGCCAGAGATTATCCTACCAGATTACAGGATGCGGCACGACATTACGAGAAAAAACATCCTAATAGTAAGATTGTTCCATTTTTAGAATGGTTACTAAACTATGACCCAAGTCAGTATTCACTAGACATTGGCGCACGTCAATTCAAGCAAACCGCACACGGTGAAATTGTACTATTAGACCCAGTTGTTGACCGTGAATTGCTCAATATTATCAGAAATCATCTTGAGCAGAAGTTCTATTATAACCCACCACGTCGTTAAAAAATATCTTGACAAATGAAGAAATTATGATAAGATACTATTATGACAAATCCATACGTAGTGCATAATCAGCTTTATGATTATAAAAAGATTTCCCGTAAAGAAACAGATGAAGGTCGTCGTTATCAAACCCCAGACGGTGGTGTGGTTGCTAGTGTAACGACTATCTTGGACCAAACAAAATCTGAGGAAAAAAAGCAAGCATTGCATGAGTGGCGTAAACGTGTAGGTGTTCAAAAAGCACAGGCCATTACTACTGAGGCTGCTGGCCGTGGAACCAGTATGCACAAGCAGTTAGAAAACTGGCTTGAACACGGTGAATTAAAAACTGGTAGTAATCTTGTTCATCAGCAGCCAGCAAAAATGGCAACCGTTATTATTGAAGATTATCTAAAAGGTCAACTTCAAGAGTTTTGGGGCATGGAAACTGCACTTTACTATCCAGAGCTTTATGCTGGCACTACCGATCTTGTAGGTGTATATAATGGTAAGCCAAGTATCATCGATTATAAACAAACTAACAAGCCAAAGAAAACTGAATGGATTAGTGACTATTTTATTCAGGGTGCAGCGTATGCTGCTGCACACAATGAGCTATTTGGAACTGATATTGCTCAAATTGTTATCCTAATGTGTTCAAAGGACTGCGAACCACAGCGTTGGATTATAAATGGTGAAGAATTTGATCATTGGACTAGCACTTGGTGGGATAGAGTTCATAAGTTCTATAGCAAATAACCATAAATATCTCTAACAAGAGAGATAACCTATGGCAATAATTCAAATTAGTCGTATTCAACATCGTAGTGGTTTGTATGAAAACTTACCACAGCTTGCAAAAGCGGAATTAGGCTGGGCAGTTGATGACCGTCGTCTTTTTATAGGAAATGGTCAATTAAGTGATCGTGCTCCAGAAACTGGCAACACAGAAATCCTCACAGAATATAGTGATATTCTAAACTTAGCTAATAGCTATACATTTAAAAATACCGATGCTGGATATACTCCCCAAACTGGTAATGCAAAATCACAATATAATGCCATAGCATGGGATGGAATCAGTCAGTATGTTAGCGTTGGCGCTGATGGAAGAATATTACATAGCGTAGATGGTGTCTCATGGCTAAACACCGATAGTGGAACTGTAAACGATCTGCTAGGTGTTGCATATGGGAATGGCAAGTTCGTTGCTGTTGGGGCTAATGGGACAATTATATACAGTGTTAATGGAAGCAGTTGGCAAAATAGCAATGCTGTGGCATACACTGCAGTAAATGGTATTACTTACGACGTTACCAATTCACTATTTGTAATCGTTACTCTAATCGGAACAATTTATACAAGCACTAATGGCATTGACTGGACTCTTAGAAACACAAGTACAGTTACTACTGCTAATATTACTATTAATACAAATACTATAATAGTTACTACCAATGCAAATATTGTTATTGGTCAACCAGTTTCTGGTTTAGGAATACCTCCAGGCACTACAGTAACTAAAATATCTGGAACTACTATTACTATTAGCAATAATGCTACCATTAGTGGTTCTGGTGTGTCGGTTACATTTGGTGTAGGAAGTTCACTCGGTCTACCACTAAACGCAGTTACCTATGGAAATGGGATTTATGTTGCAGTTGGTGCAAACGGTGTAGTATTAAAAAGCACTGATGCAAAAACTTGGACTACGCAATCTATCAGCGCAAAAGATATCTATAGTGTAAATTATCTTAATGGAAACTTCATAGTTACTACATCTGGAAACAAATCATTTTACAGTGTTAATAAAGTAATTTCTACTACTGCCACGACTGTTGTTAGTACGAACACTATCAGTGTTGCTAGCGCAAGTGGTATTTCAATTGGACAGATAGTTACTGGAACTGGTATTGCAGTTGGAACAATTGTAACTAATATTAGTGGTACTACCATCACACTCAGTAATAATGCAACTGTCAGTGGCACGGGAGTTTCTGTTAGCTTTACTGACTTGCTGTGGTATCGTGCATTAGTTGACACTTTTACTGGTACTTCAGCAGACGCATCTCACATCTTTGGTATTACTAGCTGGGGTGATGTTTATAACAACCGTGTTGTTTCAAATACGATGACCTATTTGACAACTATTGGTTCTGGTATTGAAAACTTTACATATTTTTATTATGCAAATAATCTTTATATTGCATTAACTGGTAGTGGTAGAATCTTTACTAGTTCGGACGCTTCGGTATGGGTAGAAAGATCAAGCGGTGTATCGACTGGCCTAAACAGCGTTAATTATAACGGATCAATGTGGGTAGTTGTTGGGGACAGCGGCGTAATATTAACTAGTACAGACGGAACTACATTTACTAGTCGCACCAGTAATACTAGTAGTAATCTATTAGACGTAATCAATGTTTCAGCAACTACTTGGATTGCCGTAGGAACAGATGGATCAATCGTTACTAGTCCAAACGGCACAACATGGACATTCAGATATAGTGGCGTATCTCAAGATTTGCGTGGTGTAACTGTCGCAGATTTGGGCGGTGGATCATATCAAGCATTTGCAGTTGGTCGTGGTGGAATACGAATCCAAAGTAGTGGAAGTTCAACCACAACTGGAACTACATGGTCAGTTCCAGTAGGTATTAATACAGTAGACCCAGCAAATCAAACTGCAAACGTATACGATCTTAATAAAATCATTTATCAAACATTTACTCCACCTGGCGGGTCATTGCGTAACCGTTACATTGCAGTTGGTGATCGTGGTCGTGTGCTTACAAGTGCCGATGGTATTAATTGGTTTACAAAAACAACATATACAGATAGCGATTTTCAAACAGTAATTTACAGTAATTCATATTTCTTTGTATTGGGTGATGTTGGATTAACTTATTTGAATAGCACAGATTCCGATACGTGGTCGGAAAATAGTGAGTTCTATGGACAAAACTTAGCTGCTCCTGATATCCGTGGATTTGCAACAGATGGCTCATTTAATGTTATGGGTGGCCAATATGGATTCCTTTATACAAGCAACAATCAAATTAAATATTGGCACACATATAATCTTAACGGTCAACCTCCTATAAATTATAGTATATATTCATTACTATATTCAACTAAGTTTGTTGCAGCAGGTGCTAATGGTCTTATTGCATACAGTACGGACAAAATTAATTGGACACAACAAAGTTACAGTTATGGTGCAAGCAGTACAGTTCGTAGTATTCAATCTAAACTTGATGATTTTGTAAGTGTTAAAGATTTTGGCGCACGTGGTGATGGTGTAACTGATGATACAGAAGCTATTAATCGTGCATTATACGAAGTATTTTGTCGAAATCTTAATCCATCTGCAAGAAAGGTTCTATATTTTCCAGGCGGCAACTATCTAATTTACGGTAGTATTGACGTTCCAAGTAATGCTAGAATCCGTGGAGAAGGAAAATATAATACTATTATTACGCAGACAATTAGTCCTTATGTTTATCCATATATTACATGGGTTATGCAAACTGCGGATAATAAGCAACAAACTGGTACACTTATCGGATTAAATGGTGCAAGCACACCAACAGATATTGTTATTTCTGACATTGGGCTGCAAAGTTTAGGAGATGGATTCCTATTGAATAGTGCAACACAAGTTACACTTAACAACGTTAGATTTACTGGGCCATTTTCAAATGTTACCAGTAGTACTGATCCAATTAGCGGCAATAGCACTATCGCAATTAAAATAAGTGGCTATAGTCTTGTTCCACCTGACGATATCAATATTATAGATTGTATGTTTAGTGGGTTTAACTATGGAATTAGTTTGATTTCAAATCAATATTTGACAAATATGTTAGTTGATAGCTGCACATTTTCAAATATGTTTAATGGAATATTACTAAACGGAACCAGTGCTAGAAATGTAACAATTAGTAATTCAACTATGGATAAGATTTATGCAGAAGGTGTAAAAACATCAAACTGCACAAACATACTAAGTTTTGGAAATTATTATAAAGATGTTGGTAATCATCTTGCTGGATATGCAAGTCCTGTTACCAATGTCATTGGTTACGATTCTACATCGATTGGTTGCGCTAGTATTGGAGATACCTTTGACCGTACTGATACATATAACATAGTTGTACATCGTGTCACCGAAACTGTAACCAATATAGATTGGAACTATACGGCTGGATTGCGACTAGGTGCTATGCAACAAATGATGGGCAAATCAGTGACGCTTGCAGCATCTACTACGGCAGCACTCTTAAGTGGATTCGACGATATTAGTAATTCTGATACCGTTGGCCTAGAAATGCTATATACCGTATCAAGAAACAGTGCAGTACGCACAGGAATATTAAAGGTATCATTCTTAAACAATGTGGCATATTTTGATGATGACAGTACACAAACTGGAGATGTTGGGATTACATTTGGATACAGTGGTTCAGATTTAACTTATACATCAGACAGCAACGGAACTGGCACCCTCAACTATGCAATCAGATACTTGGAAATGCTATAATTGGTTCAGCGGAAAATCTGAACAACGACTATTAAGCTGGCGACAATATCGTAATAGTTTAACAGAAAATTACCTAGAAAACGTAGCCCAACTTTGGGCTACGTGTCCACTCGTCAATATTCACCTAGAACAAGATGATACACGCCACTGGCCTGACCCTTGGTCACTAGTAAGTGAGGGTGTTTATTGTGATGTGGCAAAATGTTTAGGCATGTATTACACTTTATATTTCTCATCCTACCCATTTCGTGATAGTATGACTATTGAGTGTTATAAAGATGTCACAAAACATGAATACCTTAATTTATTACGCTGCGAGGGGCAATTATATACGCTTAATTACGATATAGGGCGTGTTGTAAATACTCCCACGATTAGTTCAACCGCAGTGTTGATAAATTCTGTCACAAATAAAAACTTACCAATAAGAAGAGAGAAATCAAGATGAACGCAGCACGTACAAGTAATATCATGGTAACCAAGAGAGATGGTCGCCGTGAAACCCTAGACGTTGAAAAGCTACACAAAGTTGTCTTTTGGGCAACAGAAGGATTAAGTGGCGTAAGTGCCAGTGAACTAGAACTACGTTCACAAATCCAATTTTATGATAAAATTAAAACTACAGAAGTTCAAGAAACTCTTATTAAGGCTGCGGCTGACCTAATCTCCGAGGATGCACCAAACTATCAATATGTTGCTGGTCGTCTTGTAAATTATCATCTACGCAAAGAAGTATATAACAACTATAATCCGTGTCCACTTATTGATACAATCCGTAAGAATGTTGAAAGTGGGTTCTATGATCCTGCACTTCTTACTGATTATACCGAAGAAGAATGGAACATTGTTGATAAGTTCCTTGACCATGATCGTGACATGAGTCTTACATATGTTGCAATGGAGCAACTACGTGGAAAGTATTTGGTTCAGAACCGTGTTACTGGTAACATTATGGAAACTCCACAGGTTGCGTATGCACTTATTGCAGCAACGCTGTTTTCAAAATACCCCAAAGAAACACGCATGAAGTATGTGCGTGATTATTATAATGCAATTTCACAACATGATATTAGCCTACCCACGCCGATTATGGCAGGTCTTCGTACACCACAACGCCAGTTCAGTTCTTGTGTCCTGATCGAAACTGGTGATAGTCTTGACAGTATCAACGCAACCTCCAGTGCGATTGTCAAGTATGTGAGTCAGAAGGCGGGTATAGGCATTGGTGCTGGTAGTATTCGTGCTATTGGCTCACCAATTAGAAAGGGTGATGCGTCACATACTGGACTCATACCTTTCTATAAACTATTCCAGAGTGCCGTGCGTAGCTGCTCACAGGGCGGTGTTCGCAACGGTGCTGCTACACTTTACTATCCACTATGGCACTATGAAATTGAAGACCTACTTGTGTTGAAGAACAACAAGGGAACCGAAGATAATCGTGTTCGTCAGATGGATTATGGTGTTCAATTTAACAAGTTGATGTATGAAAGACTGTTGACAAATGGTGACATTACTTGCTTCTCACCGAGCGACGTTCCTGGTCTCTACGATGCATTCTTTGCCGACCAAGACAAGTTCAAGCAACTCTACGAAGCAGCAGAACGTAATACAAAGATTCGCAAGAAAACATTCAAGGCAATTGATCTATTCTCTATGTTCATGGAAGAACGTAAGAACACTGGTCGCATCTATCTCATGAACGTTGACCATGCTAACAGTCACGGCGCATTTATTGAAAGTGTTGCACCAATTAAGCAGAGTAATTTATGTGCAGAAATTGCACTACCTACTAAACCACTTAATCATATCTTTGATGGTGCATCCAGAAAAAAAATTCGTGTTCCAAAAGAAAAATATCAAGAGTTCTTGAAATATAAAAAAGAATCCAAAAACATATTATATCTTAATAGAGAAAGATTTAACGGCAGTAAAAGTGCAAAGGGTGATAAATAATATATCAGGAGATATATTATGAAATATGGATTTATATATATGTGGATTTCTAAAATTGATAACAAGAAATATATTGGTTCACATTATGGTGAATTGACTGACGGATATGTTAGTTCAAGTAATTATTTTAATGAAATATATAATGACAATCCAGAAAACTTTGAACGAAAAATATTGACTGTTGAATTGTCAAGAGAAGAAGCATTAAAAAAAGAACAACTTCTTCTTTGCAATGTTGATGCAGCCAATTCTTCTGAATATTATAATTTACACAATTATTCTGGTATGGGATGGAGTCATCACGATAATCCAGAACTTGCTAAAATATATTATGCAAGAATATCTGCGACAAGAAAAGGCAAACCATCGCCACATAAAGGAAAATCTTTATGGAACGAGAATAATAGATACAAATTAAAAATTGACAAATGGTTGGTCAAAGACCCAAATGGAAATATTTTTGAAATTGAAAATATGTTAGAGTTCTGTAAAGAAAATAACTTAAATCCTTCTGCAATGAGTGCGGTTGCTAGGGGGAAAAGACGGATTTATAAAAATTATTGGTGTAAAAAATTGACAAACACTCGTAATATTGATTATGAATATACTGAATGGAAAAGTAAAGGACATTCTGCTAAAGCAAATTATGGTGAAAAAAATGGATATGCTAAATCTATTACCGTTGATGGGATATATTACGGGTCAATGAGAGAAGCATCTGAATACACTGGATTATCTATGTATAAATTGAACAAATTAAGGAAACAAAATGAAGAATAACGATTGGTTATATGAAATAGTAGATGAAAATGAGATAGAAACTGATGAATATGTGTATCTTGATGCAGATGTTGAAGATTATGATGGTGCTGCAATAAGTTTGTGCACACTCTCTGCTATTAACTGGGGTAACGTTAAAGAACCTAAAGACTTTGAAAAGATGTGCGACCTTGCTGTTCGTGGTCTTGATGCACTACTTGACTACCAGAACTATCCAGTTCTTGCAGCAAAGTTGAGCACAATGAACCGTCGTCCACTTGGTGTTGGTATTATCAACTTTGCTTACTTCCTTGCAAAGAATGATATGTCATACAGCGACCCACGTGCGCTTGCGCTCGTAGATGAATATGCAGAAGCATGGAGTTATTATCTTATTAAAGCAAGTAATCAACTTGCTATTGAACGTGGTGCAGCACCAAAGACGCATGAAACAAAGTATGGTCAAGGCACTCTACCTATTGACACATACAAGCGTGAAGTTGATGAACTTGTTCCACACGTGGAGCGTATGGATTGGGAATCATTACGCAAGAGTCTCCGTGAACATGGTATTCGTAATAGTACACTTATGGCACTTATGCCAGCAGAAACTTCAGCACAGGTTGCTAATGCTACTAATGGTATTGAACCACCACGCAGTCTTATTAGTGTCAAGCAGAGTAAGCATGGCGTTCTAAAGCAAGTTGTTCCAGAGTTCCGTCGCCTTAAGAACAAGTATGAATTGCTATGGGACCAGAAGTCACCAGAAGGTTATCTCAAACTTTGTGCAGTTCTACAGAAATATATTGACCAAAGTATCTCTACTAACACAAGTTATAATCCAACATTCTATGCGGATGAAAAGATTCCAATGAGTGTTATGATTGGTCACTTACTGCTGTGCTACAAATATGGTATCAAAACCTTGTATTATTTTAATAATTTTGATGGCCAAGGTGAAATTGATGTCAATAAGTTTGTTGAACAAAAACCATCGGAAGTGATTTTTGCTACGCTTGAAGATCAAGACGCATGCGAGTCCTGCACAATATAAATACGTATGATGGATAAATATAAATACGTATGACGGAGATTCGTATGAACTATTATTCCATTTATAACAATTTGATAGAGAGAGCGAAAAATCGCTCTCTTACAACATACACTGAAAATCACCATATCATTCCTAGATGTATGGGCGGGACTGATATAAAAGATAATCTTGTGGCGCTAACCGCAGAGGAACATTATATAGCACATTTATTGTTATTAAAAATGTATCCAGATAATATAAAATTACTATATGCCGCAAATATGATGGCAAATAGGAATAATAAAAATTATGGATGGGTAAGACGCAAACACGCAGAAAGAGTCAAAATAGATAATCTTGGATACAAGCATACCGATGTTGCTAAACAAAAAATGAGTAAGGCACGTAAAGGTATAATAAAAAGCAAGGAATGGAAAAATAATTTAGGTTTTGCAAAAATGTTGGAAATAGAATATAATGGAAAAATGTATAAGGGATATAAAGAACTTAAAGAAGAAACTGGAATTACTAGACATCTTTACTTAAAATTTTATAAAAATGGCATTGACCCAATTCCATACATAGGCAACAACAGTTATGCAATGATTGAAAAAGTTAAAAACAATCATTCTAAACATTCTCTTGGTAAAAAATGGTATAATAATGGCACAGAAGAAAAATATATGGAAAGTCAACCAGAAGGATGGTATAAAGGTAGAATGAAACATAATAGAGATGAAAAAGGAAGATATGTAAAATGACAACAGTATTTGATGCAAATGACAAAAGCGACCATACTAAATCTCTTGCGTTTTTAGACCCACATGGCGGTGTAAGTATTCAGCGTTACGATACTATCAAATACCGCCAGTTTGAAAAACTTA